AAGCAGAAACAGAAGTACAAAAAGCTGAATTATTAAAAGAAAGAAAGTTAAAAGAACTTGAAGACTTAACACTAACTAAAGAACAAGAAGCAGAAATTATAGCATTTTATGATAATAAAATAACAGAAGCGAAAATAACAGATGCTGAAAAACAAAAACAAATTGAACAGGAATTAGTTAATTTTAAGAAAAAACTACAAACTCAAAACCTTAACAATATATCAGCAGGTTTTAATTTACTGAGCCAATTAGCAGGAAAAAATAAAGGGTTACAGGCAGCAGCAATAATTGGAGAATCTGCAGTAAATGTTGCTAGAACAGTAATAGAAACACAAGCATCAAATGCAGCCATAACTGCACAAGGAGCAGCATTAGCAATCCCAACAGCAGGTGCATCAGTTGGTATAGCTGCAAAATTAGTTACTGCAAATACTATTGGAGCAGGAATAGGAATAGCTGCAAACGTAGCTGCAACTGCAAAAGCATTATCTGCATTAGGAAAAGGTGGTGCACCAAAACCTGACCAAGTAAGACCACCAAAAGAAATACCTGCACCAACAGAAATACAAAGTCAATCTCCTGCATTTAACATAGTTGGAGCAAGTGGAACAAATCAATTAGCAAGTGCGATAGGTGGTCAATCACAAATACCTATACAGACTTATGTAGTTTCTAGTCAGGTAACAACTGCACAAGAATTAGATAGAAATATTATTGATGATGCTTCAATAGGTTAAAAAAGCAAAATTTAAAATTTAATACGTTATAACATTATGAGAATAGTTGAATTAATATTAGACGAGGAACAAGAAGAAAGTGGAATTGAAGCAATTTCAATCGTAGAAAGTCCTGCAATAGAATCTGACTTTGTAGCCTTAAAAGGCGAGGAAGTTAAGTTAGCAGAAATAGACAAAGAAAAAAGAATATTACTAGGTGCTTTATTAATACCTAATAAACCAATATACAGGAAAAACGAACAAGGGGATTATTACATATTTTTCTCTAAAGATACTATTTCAAAAGCATCACAAATGTATTTAAGAAATGGCTATCAAAACAATTCAACCTTAGAACACTCTAAAGATTTAAAAGGTTTAACATTAGTGGAATCTTGGATAGTTGAAGATGAGGTACAAGACAAGTCAAGAAAGTATGGATTGAATGTGCCTGTTGGAACTTGGATGGGAGCAGTAAAAGTTAATAATGAAGAAATTTGGAATGAATACGTTAGAACAAATAAAGTTAAAGGTTTTTCTATTGAGGGTTATTTTGCAGACAAAATGGAATCGCCTAAAGAAGAAATTAAAGAAGATATGTCAAGTCAAAGTGATAAAGAGACCTTATTAAAAATAATTGAAATCTTAACTGATGAACAGAAATAGACCAAAAAACAAAGGCATTTACATAGGCAGTAGAACAAGCCCTAAGGGAAGTTCACGTGCTTGTTTATGTTGGGATACCAATACATATTCTAGAGATTGTTGTGATGGGTCTATTGGTGCGCAGGGCATAGGGAATATTACAGGCTCAAACTGAAAATGCAAAATTTAAATTAATAATCGTTATATAAATAATATGAAATCAACCGAAATGTTAAATCAAATTAAAACACTTCTAAATATTGAAGTTAAACTTGAAGAAACCAAGTTAGAGAATGGCACAATAGTAAGTGCAGAATCATTTGAGAAAGGAAAAGAAATCTTTATAGTAACAGATGATGAAAAGGTAGCAATGCCTGTTGGAGAATATTTACTTGAAGATGGTAGATTAGTTGTAGTTGAAGAAGAGGGACAAATTGCAGACGTTAGAGAAGTATCTGATGAAGTTCCTGCAAAGGAAGAAGCATCAGAAGAAGAAGAAATTACTGAAGATTTAGCTGAAGAAGAAGAAAAAAAAGAAGAAGAAATGGCAGATGTTGCAGATTGGGAGGGAATGGAAAAAAGAATCCAAAACCTAGAAGATGCGATTGCAGATTTAAAGGCTGACAAAGAAAGTAAAATGCAAGAAGAAGAAATGTCAAATGAAGTACAAGCACCTTTAAAGTCAAGAACTGTAAAAGAAGAGTTTTCAGAAGAAATTCCTGCAGAGGTTAAAGAGGAATTATCAGAAGCTGCTGCAAAACCTATTAAACACAATCCTGAATCTAAAAGCAAAACAATAAACAAAGTAGAATTTGGAAAAGGTAAATTTACATCAACATTAGATAGAGTATTAAATAAATTAAATAAATAAAATAGAATGAGTAATTTAAAAAATGTAGAACTAGCTACTACAACAAACATCACTACGACTTATGCAGGACAATTTGCAGGCGAGTATATCGCTGCTGCTTTATTGAGTGCATCAACTATTGACGATGGAGGAATCACAGTAAAATCTAACATTGCTTTTAAAGAAGTAATCAAGAAATTAGCGACAGATGCAATCGTAACTGCTGCAGGATGTGATTTTAACCCAACATCAACTGTAACATTAACTGAAAGAATTTTACAACCAACTGAATTACAAGTAAATTTACAATTATGTAAGTATGATTTCGTAAACGATTGGGAATCTCAGCAAATGGGCTATGGTTTAGGTCAGTCTTTACCTCCAAAATTTGCAGACTTTATGATAGCACACGTTGCTTCAGAGGTTGCACAAAATACTGAGTTTAACATTTGGCAAGGAGATACTACTGCAGGGTCTAAAAATTCATTTGATGGATTTGAAAAATTAATCGCTGCTGCTGTAACTGCAGGAGATGTACCTGCAGGTCAGGCTTTAACTTCTGTTGCATTAACTGCTGCTAACATCGTAGAGAAATTATCTGACGTTGTTGAAGCTATTCCTGCTGCACTATATGGAAAAGAAGATTTATTCTTATACATTTCATCTAAAGCTGCAAAACTTTATGTTCAAGCATTAGGAGGATTTGGTGCTAATGGACTTGGAGCAAATGGTGTATCTAATATGGGTACTCAATGGTGGAACAATGGGTCTTTAACTGTAAACGGGGTTAAGATATTTGTATCACCGGGATTATCTGATGATAAAATGTATGCTGCACAGAAAAGCAACCTATACTTTGGTACAGGGTTACTAAACTCAACTCAAGAAGTTAAGGTTTTAGATATGGCAGATTTAGACGCTTCTAACAATGTTAGAATGGTAATGCGTTTTACTTCAGGAGTACAATTCGGAATCGCTTCTGATATCGTATCTTACGCATAATTAATTAATAACCAATAAAATAGGGTAGGTAGAATTTATCTACTTACCCTTTTTTTTTAAAATCATAAAAAACAATGGCTTGTACATTAACAACAGGGAGAAAAATACCTTGTAAAAGTGCCTTTGGAGGCATAAAAAAAGTATTATTTGCAGACTATGGAACAATAGCTTCGATAGCAGTAGATAGCACAACTAAGGAAGCAACTATCACAGATGGTAGCCCTGCACCAAGTTGGTTTGAATATGATGTAAAAGGTAATTCTAGTTTAGAAACAACTGTAACCTCATCTAGAGAAAATGGAACTACTTTTTATACTCAGACTTTAAACTTAACTTTAACATATTTAGATGCTAAAACTCAGGCAGAATTGCAAACACTTGCAGTATCTAGACCTTATATTGTAGTAGTAGACTATTACGGAAACAACTTCCTATGTGGATTTGAAAACGGAATGGAATGCACAGGAGGGACTGTAGTGACAGGAGCAGCAGCAGGAGACCTTTCAGGTTTTACTTTAACCTTTGAGGGATTAGAAGAAACTGCACCTTATTTCTTAGATGCAGCAGTAAGTGCTGATGCAACACAGATTGACCCAACTGCATAATCTTATTATTTAGTTAAAAATTAAGCATCCTTTATTGGGTGCTTTTTTTTTGCTTTAATGATTTTACAAATAACTTATTTTTTTACGTTATATTAATAATGATTATATTAGCAAAGTCTACAATAGAGCAAACGATACAGATTATACCTAGAGTGTATGAAACGAGTGTTACTATTAAATTAAGAGATGATAGTACGAATGATGTAGTTTCTATTATATTGCCAAGTGCATCAGTAAATGGAAATTATTTAGATTTATCTTCTGTTTTTAATTTAAAAGAAAATAGATTTTATGATTTAGAGGTATATCACATAAAAGGTAGCTATGACGAATTTAAACAAAGGGTAATTTCTTCAGGTGGTACTTTTGAAAATAGTGCTTGTTTATTAAGTTTCTTAGAAGCAGAGAATTTAGTAAAAACAACAGATTTAGAAATAATTTACAAGGATAGAATATTTTGCACAAATCAAGATATTGACCAATTAAATAATAATTACTACGATTTGAACTTGGGTGAATATTCAGATTATAATGGTTATGATAATACTTATTTAGTAATATGAAAACAAGATTAAGAAATAATAAAGGGCAGTTTATAAAAAAATCAAAAACATCAGAGTTTGGTTTTGTGAATTTAAGCACTTATACAAGTCCTGTAATTAAAGAAGTATCAGGAAAAGACTATATTGAATATGGTGCTGATAATAACTATTTTCAATACTTAATTGATAGGTATAATGGTAGTCCAACGAATAATGCTGCTATAAATGGAATTAGTCAAGCTATTTATGGAAAAGGATTAAATGCTACTAATTCAAGTGCTAAGCCAAATGAGTATGCTCAAATGGTTTCTTTGTTTAAAAAAGATGTAGTAAGAAAATTATGCTACGATTTAAAATTGATGGGACAATGTGCAGTTCAAATTATCTATTCTAAGGATAGAAAAACTATTGCACAATTAGAACACTTACCTATTGAAACTTTAAGGGCAGAAAAATGTAATGACGAGGGTGATGTACCTGCTTATTATTATTTTAAAGATTGGGCAAACATAAAAAGAAATGATGTTCCTTTAAGAATACCTGCATTTGGTATGTCAAATGAAAATATTGAGATATTATACATACAACCATACAAGGCAGGGTTTTACTACTATTCTCCTGTGGATTATCAAGGTGGATTGCAATACGCAGAACTTGAAGAAGAAGTATCTAACTATCATTTGAATAATATACTTAATGGCTTGAGTCCTAGTATGTTAATTAACTTTAACAATGGTACTCCTAACCAACAGGAAAGGCAATTAATAGAAAATAAGATTGCTGAAAAGTTTAGTGGGTCTAG